TACAAAAATAAAATTTAGGAGGCATCAATGCAAACGGTATTCAACGAAAGAAAAGAAATTGCATTTGAAGGTATGCTTGCCGATAGTTCCATGAGAACTGTTGTTTCAAAGTATGCCGAAGGCGCAGGGCTTGAGTTTGGTCTTGGCGTAACACTAGGTACTGACAAAGAAAAGCAACGTAAAGCGTTAAGCTTGGTTGCCGATATTTTTGCCGGTGTTATCGTTCACGAACACACTGAAGAAGGTGCTCAACCAGCAGACAAAGAAGGGATTTCCGTTCTTGAGCAAGGTAAAATCTATGTAAAAGTAGAAGAAGCCGTCGCTCCTGGCGATCCTGTATTTGTTCGCGCAGTAGCCGAAGGTGCAGAACGTGCCGGTGCTTTCAGAAAGTCTCAAGACGCGACTGATTGCATTGACCTTTCAGCTTATGCAAAATGGGATAGTGTGGCCGGTGCCGATGGTCTAGCCGTACTTCATATTAACCTTCCATAATATTAAGGAGATTTTGAAATGAAATTAGACAAGAAAAGACAAGCGAGGGTTGATGCGATTGAAGCGGCAATCAAGGACACCCCTCATTTTAGAGAAGATGCAGCTTCCTCGGTTTTCTTCGCACGGGAACTTGAGAACATTGAGGCCGAAACTTATAAGGTGGAATACCCTGAGTTTAAAATGACCTCATTGATCCCTGTTACCAGTGAAGCTGGACTTGGTGCTGAAAGTCACACCTATTACATGTATGATTCTGTTGGGGTTGCTCAACTAATCAAAAACTATGCCACGGACTTCCGTCGCGTAGATGTAAAAGGTCAAAAGTACACCCTTAACTTCGAAAACTTTGGTGACTCTTACGGGTACAATTTTCAAGAAATTGAGAACGCCAAGTTTGCCAAGAAGCCTCTCGACAAGATGAAGGCCGAAACTGCGCGTGAAGTTATTGAGCAAAAGATCGAAGATGTTATGGCATTTGGCCAAGCCGAAGCTGGCATCAACGGTTTCTTTAATCACCCCAACTTGACCGAGGTTACACTTCCGAACAATAGTTCAAATACCGATAACGATTGGAGACTTAAAACTCCTGAGAATATCATCAAAGACGTTTCTGCCCTTATTCGCGCTCCTTACACCGCGACCAAAGGACGTGAAAGAGTTGACACGATGGTTCTCGGTAACGATCTTTATCTTCACCTTGCAGACACTCCTATGGGCTCCGATCTTGACAAGACGATCCTTGAATTCTTGAAGAAGAAGCACCCTGGAGTCAATTTCACAGATCATTATTTCCTAGACGAGTTCCAAGGTGCTGCTGAAGACAGAGTTATTGTTTACAGCCGTCAGCCTCGTAAGTTGAAATTCCACCTGCCAGTTCGCTACAAGACCCTTGAGCCTTTCTGGAATGGTGCTGAATACTCAATTAACAACTATTGTAGAATGGGCGGCCTTCAGTTCATTCGACCTTTGTCTGCGGCCTATGCTGATATAGTTCGCAACTAGTGTTTGTCGTCTTATATGGTTTACGGGGGAGGTTACACCGCCTCCCCCTTTTTAAAAAAGGATAAGAAATGAAAGTAGGAATCACGAACAAGTCAGTTAGATGCATTATGTTGCCAAGCAAAATCCTTTTAGTTCCTGGGTTTAATTTAATCGATTCAGCCGTCTATAAGTCTCATTCGGACATTATAGAAAAACACAAAGAGCTTATCGTTGAGAAAAAAGAAATGAACGACTCTGACCTTTCCGGACTTAATGTAAAGAAAGCCGCAGAGGTTATTGAGTCAACCAACGATCAAGACCTTCTCGCACAGTGGAAACAGAGTGAAGAGGCCGGTAAAAAAAGAGCAGCAGTTCTAAAGGCCATTGAAGTTCAATTGAAAAAGATTGACGCGGTTCTAATCAAAAAAGATAAGGACAGCGGAGAACAAAAAGAACAGTAATCGCTGGCGAGATATGGGTGGGGCCAATGATTGAAACCGCCCTTATCACTCCAAGAGGTTTTTAGATGGTAAGCAAAGAAATATTTAAACAAATTTTCGACGAGTTTGCCTCGGCTAAAGCCGCAAAATTGGACTACTATTTCGAACAAGCCCAGAGACAGGTCGATGAAACTGCCTTTGGCGAATCTTATGAACACGCCGTCTATCTCCGGCTGGCCCACATGCTGACACTGTTATCCGAAAAGGAAAAAGCATCTTCCGGCCACGTTTCTGCTGAAAGGGTCGGCGATATCTCTTATTCCTATGCCTTTATCACGGGCGAGGACAGTTTATCCCAAACACAGTACGGCATAGAGTTCATTGAGCTGCGGAAAGAAAATGTCGTGGCTGTGGTGGTGCTATGAGTGTAAAAGAAGACAGACGAGCATGGGATAAATTCATAGATCAAGTTGAAAATTTAAAGAAAAAACCTCACGTTGCTGTTGGGGTACTTGGTGAAAACTCATCGGGTGAAGATTTCGGCCTGGTTGAGTATGCCACGGCCAACGAGTTTGGCACCGAAGCAAATGGCGGTCACGTTCCTGAAAGATCATTTATTAGGTCAACCATGGACGAAATGGACGGGAAACTGAAGAAAGAAATGGCCGACGAAAAGATCAATATTATAATAGGCAAGACATCAATCGCCAAGGCACTTGGAACCTTCGGCGAAAAAATAACTTCCGCGATTAAGAAAAAAATCACTGACATTCAAGACCCACCTAACGCGCCATCAACTGTTAAGCGCAAAGGATCCGATAACCCACTTATTGACACGGGAAGGATGCGTCAATCTATCGCGTGGAAGATAAGGGAGAAGGGTAGCGTATGAAATTGCTCGACTCAATGGACATAACGGTACTACGAAAGGGCGACTCGCGAGTTGTTCGCGGTAAAGTTGTGGAGTCCGAGCCTTCTGAATTTAAAATTAGGGGTAGCCTTCAACCCGAAACAAACCTTCGCCTTATCAGGGAAATTTACGGGACGCGAGTTGAGGCCGCAATAAAGATATACTCGAAAGATCGGTTAAGGACATTCGAAAGTGACGGTGCGGCAGACTTTATTGAGTACAATGGGAAAAGTTATGAGGTGTCAGAGGTTCGTATGTATGAGACACTAATTCCTCATTACAAATCTATAGCAATTTTGGTGAAAGATGAGCGTTAACATTGATGACCTTAAAGATGTTTTGTGGGAGTCGCTTGATAAGTTTTTAGGCGTACCCATGATGTTTGCTGATCAAAAAGTCAAAATACCAGAGTCAGGTATGTACGGAACCTTGAAGTTAATTTCTGGGCCAATCATGCAAGGCCATGACTCGCATAAAGTGGATGGAGACAAACACGTCGTTTCCGGCCAAAGGGCATTTACTCTTTCGGTCAACCTTTACCGTGAAGGGGCGGTGCAGCTAATGTCGAACCTTCAGCAAGTTCTTCAGATGCCATCATTTATTTTCGGAATGAAAAAAGTTGCAGCAAATAAAAACATTGACTTAGCAATTGTTGACGCGCTTGCTGTCCAAAATCTCACTTCTTTAGTACAATCAGACTATGAAGAGAGGGCGCAGATGGACGTAAGATTGCGTGCCGTTAGTTCATTAAGCGAAGACCTTGAGCCAATTGAGCGAGTGGTCGCGCAAGGTGAAATAAAACACGCTGACGGCGACGACCCTGATAAGATAATATTAGATATAGATGTACAATAAAATAGGAGTTGGTTATGAGTTTAGACAGAATAATTAACATTCAGATCGACCGACAAACGAAAGGTGTTAGCCAAAAAGGTTTTGGAACTGCTCTTTTTGTTGCTGTTGATGACGCTGAAAAGCCCGCAGGGCAAACTAGCAGGGTTAGGATTTACGACCAAGAGTCTTATGCCGATGATTTTACTTCGACCGACGAAGTTTATAAGGCACTACAGGCTTATTTTAGTCAATCCCTGATCCCAGAAGAAGTCATGGTTGGTTATGTCGAAGGTGTTGAAACCTTGACAGATGCCCTTGACGCTATCGAAGCTGAGAATTCAGACTTTTATGCGGTTGCTATCGAATCGACCCTACAAGCCGATCAAGAATTGTTAGCAACGTGGATCGAGGCAAGACGAAAAATTGCCGTTGTTAGATCAGATGACGCCGACGTTTTGGCCGCCACAGTCACCGATATAGCCGGTGTCTTGAACGCCGCTTCACGCGAAAGAACGGCAGTCATTTACGGTGGAGATGTAACCGTTTATCAAGACATGGCATGGCTTGGCAGAATCCTTCCGGCGTTACCCGGCTCGATTACTTGGAAGTTTAAAACTTTATCAGGCGTGTCAGCAGACAACCTAACCGGAACTGAAATCACTAACCTAACAAGCAAAAAGGCCAATTGGTACAACCGAATAGGTGGCGTTGATATCACTGAAGAAGGCTGGATGGCCAGTGGTGAGTTCATTGACGTTATCCGAGGCGTTGACTTTATCCACGCGCGTATGCAAGAAGCCATTTTCGCTCGATTGGTTAACCTTCCTAAGGTTCCATACACTAACCAAGGGGCAGATGTTATCGTTGCAGAGATGGACGGAGTACTTGAGCGATCTGAGAAGCAGGGTATTTTAACTAATGATCCTAAGTTCAGCATCACCAAGCCCGACGTGCGAGACATTGCCTTTAACGATAGAGCAGCTCGACTATTACCTGACATTAAGTTTGAAGGTGTGTTGGCCGGTGCTGTTCACAAAATCACTATCTCAGGTGTTGTAACCGTATAAGGAGAGATCAATGAAAACTTATGATGTCACAGAAGTAAGTGCAATCGTTGGAGGTCACATCGTTCAGGGTGGGATTGAAGGAGATTTCCTGACGGTAGCACGGGATGAAGAAGCATTTACCTATTTAACTGATGTTAGCGGTAACGGAACTCGGTCGAAAAACCCTAACCGTGCCGGAAAGATCACTATTAGGCTACAGGCTTCATCTGAAAGTAATGAATTTTTGAGTGGTTTAGCACTCGCCGACGAGCTTAATAATGGAGGAATTGTCCCTATTCTCATTCGAGACAATAGCGGAAGCGATCTCCATAAAGGCGAAAGTTGTTATCTGGTCAAGCATCCAGATGCTGCTTATGGTAAAGAACTCGGTGAGCGTGAGTACGTTTTTCAAGTAGAGAATTTGGCGATGTTTTCTGGCGGCAACTAGCCGGTTGACTCCTCGTGATGAGTCTTCGCCCCTCGGACTTTAAATGAGGGGCACCATAAATCTTGGGAGGAAATATGCGAGACAAAAAAGACGTGACCGTCGATAGTGTTAACTATCAAATCTATCCAATGAGTCCACTTTCAGCAAACAGCGTTTTGGTCAAAATGACTAAGTTGTTTGGAAAAACCTTGGCCAATTTCTTGATCGAGCTTTTGAAAGGCGATGATCAACAAAAGAAAAAGGCGTTGGATTCTTCAGTAAGTTCCTTGGTTAAAGCCGAAAACGCGGAAGCTGTTGCCAAGGCGTTCATTGAATTTTGCTCTGATGTCGAGGAAGAAGACGTTAAGAGCTTTATTTTAGTTGTGTTGAATAAGGATTTAGTCATACCGCACGATGGCAAAATGATAACCGTCGATGACTATTTCAATAAATACGGACTCCTTCATCTTTACAAAGTTCTCTGGGAAGTTCTTAAAGTGAATTACTCAGATTTTTTAGAAGGCGTCGCCGGAAACGCAGGGTAACGACTCCCGATCCGACGACCGACGTAGATTTTAATGGAGTCGATCTGTTTGTTTTTCTGCCCGTCTATTTAAAGATGGCCACATTGCAGGAAATCGAACAACACTATTCGCTTTGCGATCTAGCAGATCTCCATGATACAATAGACGCAATGGGAGAGGTAGAAAAAATTGAGCTAGACAAAGCGAAGAAGAGGGGTAAGTAAGATGTCCAACGGTGTTACATTAAGAGAACTTATCACTAAGTTTGGTTTTGACGTTGACGAAAAACCCCTAAAAGCTCTCGATAGTTCAGTCGAAAGCATGAAATCCAGCCTTATTAAACTGACCGCTTTAGCCACTGCCGCCGCCGGAACGCTCGTAGCAACCGCCAAGGCAACCGCCGCTTATGGTGATGAAGTCGCTAAAACATCTCGTCAAATAGGTATTCAATCAGATGCCTTGCAAGAACTAAGACATGCTGCCCAGCTCGGTGGTGCTTCAACCGCTGACCTTGATAACGGTGTTCGGAAGTTTTCGCGGGTCTTAATCGAAGGTCGAAACGGCATGGAGAGTTACAAAGAAGCTCTAATGGCCGCTGGTCTAACCCAAGACGAGATCAATAATAAGAATTTAAACACCGAAGATTTAATGGGCCGAATAGCTGATAAGTTCCAAGAGATGCCTGATGGTGCCGAAAAAACAGCTATTGCAATGGAGCTATTTGGCCGTGCCGGAACTAAATTGATCCCCATGTTATCAGGTGGCTCAAAAGCCTTGGCCGAACAAAGGGAAGAGGCGAGAAAGCTCGGCGTCGTTATGTCCAAGGATAACTTAAAAGCATCCGAGGATTTTACTGACGAGCTATTAAGGTTCGAGCAAGTGTTGACTGGTATTCGAAATGCTATTGGCGCGAAATTGCTCCCCATGTTTATTAAGCTCGGGAAAAGATTTCAGGCACTATTTTTGGCCAATAAAAAGATGATAGTTTCCAAAATCGACAGCTTCTTTAAAATGCTTGTTGAGTTTATTGAGAACTTTGTCGCCGTCTTAACGACTGCTTATCGAGTTGTTACTTCGGTGGTCAACCTGTTTGGTGGCTGGGAAAAGGTTATAAGGACGGTGTTGTTCGCTATGACTGCGCTATTCGGTGCGCAAATGCTTATCGCCTTGGGCAACATGGCCACAGGAATTTTTACACTAATCAAGGCAATGAAAACCTTTAGGATGGCAACACTCGCCGCCAACGCTGCCGCTCTTATAGTCCCTTTATTGATCGGTGCAGCCATCGCCGCCGTTGCTTTGGCCATTGAAGACATCGTGGCGTTTTTCCAAGGCAAGAAATCCGTTACCGGAGTTATTGTTGAGAAATTTAAAGGGATGTTTTCGTGGCTGGTTGAGCAATGGGAGATGTTTGCCGGTTATGTTGAAGGAATATTTGATCGGATAGTCGGGAAAATTGTTTCAGTATTTGAAAAAGTTAAATCGATGGTATCTGCATTTAAAGGCTTATTAGGTGGGAAAATCACGGCAGCTTTCGAAGGTGCAAAGGATTTTGCTTCATCACTTAATCCCTTTGCAGACAACACCGCGAGTCCATCGGCGGTTACAACGTCAAAGAATAATATAGTAAACGTTGACTCTCCAATAAGTGTTAGCGTACCGCCAGGAACTCCACCCGAAGAAGTTGCTCAAAAGACTAAAGAGGGAGTTGCCGAAGCATTGACTTCACTATTCAACGACACTAAACGACAGGTACAATCACCTATCGCGGAGTAAATATGGCCAATTTAAGTGTACTACTTGGAACTAAAAAAACGCCTACCCACTTCGGATACCAAGACGACAAGAAAGAGCTCCATGGAATATTGCAACTTGATGCCTCTATAAAGGAAACACATAACTTAAAGGCGACAATTTCTTCCATCGAAATCGAAAAGGCCGAAGATGGAACCAATAAGATCAATGATAACGTTGTCTTTGAACCTGAATCTTTACAGATCGAAGGGTTTGTTTCCGAAGCGCCTATTTCGCTTTTGGACTCATTAACTAACGTTGGGGCCGGATTAATCTCGAATGTCTCCCCCGCCATTGGTGCTGTTGGTGCCTTTCTTTCCACGGAGCTAATGAATAAAGACGAAGATCGTCAGCAAAACGCCTTGAAACAACTGATTGGGCTATGGAAAAGTGCAATTCCTTTTACGGTCGTTACCGGATTAAGACGTTATGAGAATATGCTGATTACTAATATTAACCTTCCCGTTGACACTCGTCTTGGAAAATCACTCCGTTTCACTATTGACATGATTAAGGTTAAATTAGTTGAGTCAAAAACAGTGTTGATCCCCAAGGCGCGCGTCAAGAGCGACGCTCAACACTCGGCTTCGACCAAGCAAGATGTTGGAAAGCAAGGGACAACCGAAGCATCTGAGCAAGAAGCAGAGCGCGGAAGTTCCGTTCTGTCTAAATTAACGGGGTTTGGAATATGAGTTGGAGAAAAATACCAGTACGAAGTGACATATTTGCTTATTCAATGAGGGTTGAACTTGACCAGAAAATTTTTATTTTATCTTTTCGCTATAACGCAAGGATGGATAAGTGGGTGATGGATATCTACGACGACCAAGGAAACACCTTAATGCATGGGATTGTTCTTTATACTAATTTTCCACTTGCTTATGGAATAGTTAGCGACGACTTACCTCAAGGAGAGTTTGTCTGCGTTCACATAACCGGAGATGACATCGATGCCGGTCGAGATAACTTCGGAACTGATGTTAAGCTACTTTACAAGGAGGCGGTGTGACGTATCTTTTTAAAAGGTACATTGGCATTGAGGTAGGAAAGCCGGGGGAGGAAGGTCGCCTCTTTGACACACTAAAAATTGAATTTTCACTTGATCGAACTTCATCAAGCGACGCCAACAAAGGGTCGGTTTCGATATATAACCTAAACGAGAAATCTCGAAATTTACTCAACGATGAGGGCGTTGTTTACATTCTTAAAACGGGTTATCAAGGGTTAAACAATGAACCACTGATCGAAGAATTGTCTTCAGGAGATATTGAGGAGATAAAGACTCAAAAAACAGGTGCCGACGTAGTGACAACTTTCGCACTTACCGAAGACGGAAAAAAACTTCGTGAAAAAACAACCGATCAATCCTTTGCCGAGGGCGTTAGTAAAAAACAAGTCATCGGCGCACTTATTGAAACACTCGATATGGCCAAAGGAACTATTCAAGGGATAACCAGTAAAGTATTCAATTCAGGGTATTCGGCAACTGGAAAAGTAAAAGATCGACTCGATGAGCTTGCAAAGTCTGATGGCTTGGAGTGGTCGGTGCAGAATGGTGAAGTCAATATGTTTCCGAAAGACACGTCAACACTGGAAGAGGCCGTTTATCTCTCCAATGAAACTGGTCTTATTCGGGCGTATAAGGAAAAAGCAGAAGGTAAAGACAAAACAATAGTCGAAGCCTTGCTAAATCCTCAAATAAAAGTCGGTCGGAAAATCCAAGTAGAAGGTCAAGAGGTCAGTGGAACCTTCGTCGTTAGGCGAGCAAGTTATAAGGGCGATAACCAGAATGGGCCATTCATGGTCACTTGTGAGGTAGCATGAGAGAAGATGTTAGTTTATCCGAGCTTCTTGATATTGCTATTAAGTCAAAAATAAACGATATGCACTTTTGTCTTCCGGCAGTTGTTCAAAGCTATGATCGGTCAAAGCAAAAATGTTCTGTTCAACCGGCACTAAAAAGGAAATATGAGGACGGATCGATTGTAAATCTTCCAATTATAAACAACGTTCCTGTAGTTTTTCCACGGGCCAAAGATAAATTTATTCACTTTGATCTTGAAAAGGGCGACTATGTGACGCTGGTATTTTCCGAAAGGAGCATTGATCGATGGAAGGCCAAAGGTGGAGTGGTCCAGCCCGACGACGTTAGGCGAAGCCATTTATCAGATGCTTATGCGATACCTGGCGGCTACCCGACTATTGAAGGGTTCACTCCCAACGGCGCACAGGGATCAATTGAAGTCTCAAACGGCTCAAATAAGATCGAAATTAAAAGTAGTGGCGAGGTTGAGGCATCAAACGACTCCTTAACCTTCATTTTGAAACCAGACGGCAAGGTTCAAATAAGCAATGCGTCAGAAGAATTGATCTCCTTGCTGTCCGACGTGTTACAAGAGATAATAGGTGCAAGAGTATTAACCATGCTTGGCCTTCAACCTTTAACGGGGCTTACGCAAACTTTCCCCGTACTTAAGACCAAGATAGATACTTTTAAGGTGTAAAATGGCAACACAACCTTCCAGAATGAGAGACGCTATTTTCAACAGGATATTTTCTGGGGTAACGCTTGATCCAGCAGACGAAGCGAACGCCAAGGCAAACATATTGATATGGTGCGAAGAAATTTTGAACGAAATGAAAAACTTCATGGACATTGAACTTGAGGCCGGAGACATTACTGACAGCGCCGGTGACACTAATGAAGCCGTGACCTTGACGGGGAAACTTAAATGAGCAGTATCAAACTTGACAGCTCGCATGATTTTGCTTTTGAAAGGAATGACCTAGTTTTAATAGATGGAACTAATGAAAAAGCGCAAATATTAAAGCAAAACTTAAAATTTTTTCTCGGTGAGTGGTTTCTTGATAACTCAATTGGAGTACCATACTTCCAAGAGATATTAAAAAAACAACTCGAACCACTGAAGGTAAGCGCCGCGTTCAAAGAAGAAATTTTGGCCTCAATAGGTGTGATCGAGTTAAAAGATTTTAATATTGAACTTAACGCGCAAAGACAACTCGTCGTCGATTTCACGGTTAGGTTCGAAGAGGGCGTGACAAGAATAAGAGAGGTTTTAGTATGAGCTATGGCATAACGGATCAAGGTTTTGTTGCGAAAAGATTGGCCGACATAAAGGCAGAAATCGAACAATCGCTTCGTGATGCCTATGGAGATAACATCAACCTTTTACCGACATCTGTTCTCGGTCAGCTTGTAGGCATTTTTTCCGAACGTGAATCTAAACTTTGGGAGCTTGCCGAAGGTGTTTATAACTCTCAATATCCTCGCCTATCCTCTGGAGTACCCCTTGATAACGTCGTTTCACTAACCGGAATAACTCGCCAGGCCGGAACTAAGTCAACAGTTGACCTTACGATGCTTGGCGACGTTGGTACTATCATCCCTGCCGGATCAGTTTTTTCAGTTGCCGGTGATACTACGGCGCGTTTTGTTCTGTTGGCCGACGCGACCATAACTGCTGGCCAAGATGAAATTCAAAAATTAAGTTTTTCGGCAGTACCTGACGCCGGAAATTTCAAATTAAGCTACGATGGAAACCTTACTACATCTCTGGCGTTTAATTCTATCTCCCAAGATATTGAAGATGCGCTCAATGCCTTAACGGGATTGTCCTCGGTCAGTGTGGCCGGGGACTTTTCCGTGGGCTTCACCATTACCTTTACCGGCGCAGACGGACTAAAGGACCATCCCCTGTTAGTTGTTTCAGACAATACGTTGGAAGAATCCACTAACCCTGTAACCACGAGTGTGGTTGTCAACGATGAAGGTTTTCCGAATAGAGCAATACAGCAAGTTGAAGCTGAAGAAGTTGGGCCAACGGCGGCACCAAGCGGATCCCTTACCGTTATCGAAAATCCAGTATCTGGACTCGATTCTGTTACCAATGCGCTTGATGCCGAACTTGGAAGGAACATCGAAACGGACACAGAGCTAAAGATTAGACGAGAGCAATCTTTGCAACGTGCCGGTGCTGCCGTTCTTGGCGCGATCGCTTCACAGGTTGCTGATTTAGAGAGTGTATTGGCCGTTGTTGCCTTTGAAAATATTACCTTTTTGACCGATGGAGATGGGCGACCACCTAAAAGTTTTGAAATTGTAGTCGATGGAGGTGATGATCAAGCAATCGCCGACAAAATCTGGGACACGAAGCCAGCCGGAATTGAGTCGCACGGGACGACCACCATTACTGTCACTGACTCACAAGGCTTCTTGCATAACGTTAAATTCTCGAGACCAATTGACATCAATATTTACCTTGAAATTGACCTGACAACCAACGCCGACTTCCCTGACGACGGATTGACTCAGGTTGAAAATGCTTTATTGGCCCATGGAAACGCCTTAACTATCGGGGAGGATGTTATTGTTTATCCTAAATTACTATGCGCATTAAATACTATAAATGGAATTATTGATGTAGCTATAAGGATCGGAACGACAGCAAGCCCGACGACCGACGACAATATACCTATCGCCGCTAACGAGAAATCTAAGTGGGATAGCTCAAGGATAACGGTAGTTGAATTATGATTGAACTGATCACAACTCACAAACAAGAAGCGAAAGAACGGTTGGCCCAACAGTATAAGGACAGCACAAAATTCATTTCGTTTCTTGATGCCCTAAACGATCAGGTTCAAGATTTGGAAGAAACGCTACACTCCCTTATAGATGGGCGTTGGATCGACTCGGCTTCGGGCCAAGTGCTTGACGATTTCGGTACTATTGTCGGACAAGAAAGGTTGGGTTTTGACGATACTTTTTATCGCGTTTTGCTTTTGGTAAAAATAGGGCAGAATATTTCTGAAGGCGATCCCGAGAGGGTTATAGATATTTACAAGATCATAACCCGTGCGACGCAGTGCTACCTTGATGAGTATTTTCCAGGTGGCATTTACTTAATGTCGAACGGTGAGATTAACCCTATAACGGCGCAATTCATCTATGAAAAACTTCAAGATGTTGTAGCGGCCGGTGTTCGGATCGACTATATAGGCGAGTATGATGAGAATTACCCTTTTGCCTTTGACGGTTTCCCTAATGCAGCTCCTTTCGACGATGGAAGCGACGCAGCTACTGCGGGAATCTTTGCGTTTACTTATGACACGGCGAAGCCATTTTCGTTTGAAGATGGAAGCGACTCAACAGATGGCTTTGGGACTTCTGACGATCATATAGTTGGAGGAAGGTTTCAAACGAGTTAAAATAATGAATAGGAGAAATCGATATGGCCAAACCAAGTGAATTACCAGTATGGGCAACAGATGGGGCAGCCCTAGTAGAAAACCCAGGAACCGCTAAGAAAGAACAGGGGTGGGCAGTTGAGAAGCCGAACGTAAAGTTCATGAATTATATTCTCAACTTAATCTACCAGTGGATAGTCCACTTCGACACCGAGGTTGATGCTGTTGCGGCCCAACAACTAAACTACGACGCGATAGTTGGCGTTGGAGGGACTCACGGCACTATTAACGATGCGGTTGCTGCCGTTTCTGCCGGTGCTAAAATTCTAGTTAAAGATCCGTTTGCCTTAACAGTTACTCAAGTAATCGATAAAGACGACATCTTGGTTGAGTTTGCTCCGACGGCAGTCATTTCGACGGTCACATCTTTGGCTCTCGGTCTTCAAGTTGACGCGGAAAGGGTTCGAGTTATCGGTGGTAGGTTTATTGGTTTCAATACCGGTACTGATAAGGCCATACAACTAACGGCCAACTGCAAAAATTGCCTTGTTACTCAGGCTTATTTTTTGAATAATGATACTGACATCGACGATTTAGGCACTAATTCAGTTTTAACAGCAAATGTAAACGAGGTGGCATAACATGAAAAAACTTATTTTATTCCTTTTTCTAATCTGCACGATTGCTTATGCGGCAGTCCCAGAGAAGTTAAGAACCGATGTTTTTCAACTCGGTGTTAGCGGTTCGACCGCACTTAAAGAAATTATTTTTGACGTAGGTGATGGTGCCACTAACCCTACAATTGAAGTCAATGCAACATCTAAAGACTTTGTGTTCACGAAAGAATCTACCGTGCAGGGCGCGTTTACTTCTGAAGGTGATCTTACGGTTGGGGATGGAGTTGCGAACGATAAACTATTTACCTTTGATATCGGGGCAGGGGCGTCAAATCCTTTTTTTAAGTGGGATAACACTCAAGGCAAATTGGTTTTCTCCAACGATGGATCACTTGAGAAAAAAATTGGCTCTGGATCAGGCGGCGGCGGTGCCGGAGGTATTAACCTTTTGGCCAACAACGGTGCTGAAGATGGGCTATTAAGTTGGACTAACACAGGTGGAACGTTCACCCAAGAGTCTTACACAAATTCTACCGAAGATAATGCGAAGTATTTTCGCCTCGTCGCAACTGGTGCCGGAGAGTACGCCCAACAAATTATAGCTGCATGGCCCGATTTTATCTCAGGTGGCTGTATGGCCGACATTAAATACCTCCAAGGGGATAACGCCTTTGAATATAAGGTCATTGAAGACCCGTCTGGGACACCTGTTGAGCTATCATCTGGGACGATTTCAGATTTAACTTCATGGTTGAAGGCACCGACTATCACGTTCGACTGCCCGACTGCCGGAAATGCTGTTGCACTTAGAATTATCTCAACTAGTGCAGGGACAATTGATTTTGATGAGGCTTATTTAGGTAGTAATAAAAATATTAATCCTGTTGGGAAAATGTCGCATATCTTGGCCAGTTTTAAGCTTGAAGGAAATGATGGCAGGGTGATTTCTGCCAATACAGAAGATGTTTATTTTTCTGGGTCAGGCACTGGATGGACATCATCTGGTGATAATAACTATTACACTGTGCAGGGCGACGATACCGTAATTTATATTAATGGATCTACATCAGCAACAACAGCAGCAGACAGAGATGCCTTGCTCTATAAAAATGGGGCTCTGTATAAGTTTTTAATGGACTTTAGAAGTACTAGGTATTCTGGTGTTCAAGATTTTATGTATAACAGCTCTAAGGGTGAGTTTGCAAAAGGAGACACTCTTCATATTAGAATGGGCAACGGGTTCACCTTGGATAATAACTCAACTGCTCACTACTTAAACATTACCGAAGTAAAAATTGGGAATCAAGGAAGCGAAACAACTGAGGCATTTACTCCTGAGCAGGCTGATTTTTTTGTTGAGGCTGACCACATAGGGTCAACCTTATTTACCTTTAGTCATACTACTAATGGGCCATTTATAAATTCATCAATTGTACTTAATCAACGAGTTGGATCATCATCAATTATTTGTGACGATGGGAGTGTTGGGGGATCAACGTGTAGTACAGGTAATGAGTTAATGGGAATAAGCGTTGATATTCCAGTTGCTGGCAGGTATGAGGCTTGTATAGACTTTACTGCTGACTCAAACGCCACCGTTGTACAGTATTATAAAATGTCAGTAGTTGATCCAAGTGACCCCCTAGTGGTTTTGCAGGAGGAGCCAAGTGAGCGCAGTGTCAATGGTGCTGTTACAAATCTAAGAGATGTTGCCCATGTTTGTGGAACTTTCGTTATCCCGTCAACAGGCAAGACTGGTTTTGTCTTAAGGGGTAGGATTTCAAGCTCAAGTGGAGACATACTTACCGATACAGCAAAGTGGTCAGTGAGAATGATAAGTCACAACGTATCTCGCCCAGTAGTTCAAAATATGGTTGACACAAGTGTTGGTTTTGGGGTGAGGATTAATGGGTGTGTTATCAGGAATAATGGGACAGCAAGCACAGATCACTCAATGTGTGGTAGCTGGATAAATAGTGTCAATAGGTCATCTATTGGATTAGTTGATATTAGTTTTTTATTAGGAATTTACAGTGGTACTCCATTGTGTTGGGGGGCAAATCTTTCAAGCGATGATATTTTGACTGTCACATCTGCGCTTTCATCTGGAATAACAATGAGAAACTCATATCCAACTGGTGGTGGTGGATCTATTGAGAGAGATCAAGATTTTTACTTGTTTTGCATGGGGGAGAGATAAATGAAATATTTACTTTTATTTTTAATAAGCTTTTCTGCCTTTGCCAACTATGCTCTTAGATCTGAGATTGAGAGCAAATCAGTTGGAAAGGTGTATTTAAAAAAACCAAAAACAGGTGACTATCTAAGACTGCCAAGTGGATACCACAAAGAGTATTACAAGGTCATTGATGAGATGATTAATGACATTGACCAACCTATTTATGAGGCAAAGTCAAATGTGGTTGCCTGTGCTGCGGTCGTCGATGACCCTGCCACAACTGAAATTGATGAGACAAAAACTCAAGAGGAAGACTGCTTGGAAAAACAAGCCGCCCAAGTGTGCGACGGACTCAATGGCTACTTCGTTGTTCGACTCGAAGACAACTCGGAAGTTTACTGCACCAAACTTCTTGGTTATGTCGAAGTACCGTCAGGCAACAAAATTGTCGTTGAGGATGCCACGCTAAAAGCTGCTTACGAATCTGCTAAGGCGACAGAGGCCGCGACAGAAGCCGCTATTAAGGCGAAATATGCAGACATGGCAGCGGGGAAAAGAATTTATGCTCTAGTTAAAATCTCAAGTGACATGAAGGGACTAACCAAAGGGCAACGCAAACAGCTAAAGACTGATTTAGCTAAAATCAAGGTTGATTTGCTGGACGGAGATCTTTGCATAGCCCGTGACGGGATAGCTGCTTTAACGGCAAACGGCACCACGATCCTGCAAAGCGACATTGATAATTCATTGGCAGCTATCGACGCGATAAAAACCTGTCAATAAGGAGTTCTTATGTTGAAGATCATTTCGGCACTAATTGTTTTGGCCATAGGGGCTGCGACAACAAGATTGTGGGATGTTACCGCCAGTGTTTCCGCGCTAAAAGAATGGAGTGATATTCACGAAAAAACTGACAATAAGCAGTTTGAGGCATTAAGGAAAGACATAAGTGTTCTTGATTCTAAGATGGGAACATTAAATAGAGAGATGAAAGATGGGCAGGAGAAAATAATTTACTACCTGCTCAATAACAAAGGAGAAAACCGTGACTAATTTACTACTAGTTTCAAATTTTCTATGTGAGTGCGCTAACGTGGGTATGGACTTCAAACAAACGAAGAACTTTGCTGTTGCAGCTCAACTAATTGATGAAGGCGCGGCTATGGCAGCCGTTGATTGGAAAGCCCTTCCAGAAGAAGCGAAAAACTACGATGCCGATGCTCTTGATAAGGCTATTCGTGAAAAACTAGATTTTTCTGACGATGAACTAGAGGCAAAGGTTGAGAAGATCGTTTCTGCCGTTCTTAAAATAGGGGCACTTGGTCTTGATCTTTATGATGTCTTTAAGCCATCAGAGAAAGAAGAGTCAAATGGATAAGCCAGTCCACAAATCAAAGACAATCTGGGTAGCCGTGGCAAACGCGGCTGCCGTCTTTATCCCAGGAGCCGAGGGCTTCATATCTGAAAATCCAGAATCCTACATGGCCATCATGAGTTTTATCATGGTTTTTATGAGGTGGATCACAGGTCAGGGATTTCAATAGGAGGCAATATGTCGCCAGGAATTGCCGAAGGGTTAGTATTGCTCTTGGAGGTTACTAGCTTGTTCTTGAAAAATAGACCAGATTACGACCAGAAGAAACGTGAATACTTTCACGACCTAGAAATGAGGATTAAACATGAAATTAACAAGTCCGGCCGCCGTGATCTTAAGTTGCTGCTTAATCTTCGTGATGAGCTGCACAGCTTTGTCAAAAATTTCACCAAAGAAATATCCAGACAGGGACAGTCGTAAAAGCCCTTGGGTGCATTGCACTAAAAAAATGCAGGAAAACTACCCTGAAAAACTATCAGGGGGATATCAGGGGAAACTTTGCCTTGAATACTGTGTTAAGTACGGAAAAAAAGAATGCAAAAAGGACAAATACTGGAGACTTGAGGTGAAAGATCCTTCTAACGTGACCGAGGATCATAACTTTTTTGTCAACGGCTCATTCATGTGTGTACCTCAGGAATACATTTTCTAATTGTATTTGACGCAGATATCAATTTAAACTGTTCTTAAAAAGTGATAAAATTCAATCAGGGGATTGAAATATGTTTGCTCAAGATTCTGTTCAAGAAGTTATCCTGAAGCCGGTGCCGGAGTTTTCCGACATCAACTACGCCGGAGACGGGCGACTTTTTGACTTAAAGGGTAATGATGGAAAGGTTGGGATTACTGGTGTCTATACCGGCCCAGGAACTTTGCCGTATGATAACAACTTGACGGAAGAAGTTGACGGGGAGTTGTATTCAAAATTCTTTTGCGACTACTTGGTTACATCAAAGCTTAAATTGCAAGGGGCTGACTTAAAGCTGTCGAGAGGTGGTGAATGCGATTTTCTTGTTCTTGAAGTTTTGTTTCGTGCTAACGCTGATCCAGAACTATGGGTTCTTGGTAAAAGGTTTGTGCGACGTTTTTATATTTCGACAGATTTCGAGGATCAGGATACTCCAAACTTGCCCTATTCAAAAACACTAGAATCCGGCGTCTTTATCATTCGCGCGGTGTATTATAAGCATCACACTAACAATCAGGATCAAACATTAAGAGTTAATTATCAACTGCACGAGGTTAAGGAAGACGCATGATTTTGTGGAAAATTATCTTTAATATTTTGATTTTACTTGATCTAGCATTAAATACCCTGCTTCTTGGTGACCCTAGCGAGACAGTTTCAAGTCGGGCTGGTCGCGCAATGAAGTCTGGTAAGCCAATATGGTTCGCACGAAAGATGGCCTGGTTTATCGATAAGATTTTTTATCGACTACTTGGCCAAAAAAACCACTCTGTTGAGAACATCGAGTATGACGAAGACTACGAGTATGAACTTTGGAGCTGGATAAAGAAATGAGAATTTACGACACGTTTTCTCCAGATATTTACTTTACAACTGTTGTTTACAGAAGTGGCAAACCGGAAAACGGGCTAAATATAATCGTTTCTGTTATTGACTTGCTAGACAACTCAGAGATTTTAAGTCAAGCAATGCCTGAAATTGGAGCAACTGGTTATTACAAAACGCTGTGGCAGCCCACTTTCACTGAAAAAAAGAATTTATTTGCTCGTGTTTATGTAGACGATGGAAACAAACAGAAAATACTTGGAACAGTTGACATAATTGTAAACAATAACAGGTTTTTACTTGAAGAAAAAATAGATGAAAATGATGGATTAGCAATATAGGAGGAATCCCATGGCAATTAAAACTCAATACGCTGTTTACACAGCAAAAAACTTTTCACCCGGTCTTACTGATGTAACGGCGAACGTATTTAAAGATGGAGCTGCAACTGCTGTGGCAACAGGTCTTGCGCTAGCTGAAATCAACGCCAGTGATGCTCCAGGTAGATATCGACTAACATTGTCTCCTACGCAGATAAATTCTTTTGGCGGCGTTGGGGTCTATCAAATTACTATTGACTCGACTTCCAAGTCTGCTCCGGCAACAGTCAAATTAACCATTACTGCAAACGACGAAGATGATCTCGAAGCTCACCTGACAACAATTGAAGGCAAGATTGACACGATTGATTCTGCAATAACCGCCCTTCAGTCTGATGTTACCAGTGTTAAGGGTACCGTTGAGGATACAAACACAGAGGTGAAAGATGGATCTTATGGTCTTTCAGCATTAAAGGCTCTGGTTGATTCTGTTCAGGCCGGTGTTACATCTATCCAAAACAACACTAGAACCGTTGTTGCTTTACCACCTGAATTGATCTCTCCTCCCACTGGATCGGAAGTTTATAAGGTCAAAGTAAATATTTACAATACATCTGGCGATCTCGAAGATCCTGATAGCAACTCTGTTCAGGTTTCTTTAGCAAACTCTGCCGGGCTAGACCGTGGAAACCTTTTCACCGGCGGCGGTTCTTCTCCAAAAGCGGCTACGCGATTAGGTCAAGGTCGATATGAAATCGAGCTAACTATTCCAGCCGGTCAAACGAAAGAACAGATCAACATGATTGTTAACTATACAGAGAACACAATTGCCCTTGAAGCAGTTAGATCAACCAACGTAGTCGATCAAATTCAGGCGTCAGGATTGGCTCAACAGGTTACTCTTCAAGCCGTCCTTGACGATACTTCAGTAATGCAGCCACAAATGGCAGACGTACAAACCAAGATCAACGACGCATCTTTTGGTCTTGCTGCTCTTAAGGCGGCACTTGATGCGCTGGACGCAGTTGTGGATGATAGCAATGCCATCCTAAATAGTGGGACTATCGGAAATCAGGCCATCATCGATGCGATTGCTGATAAGGCCAGCCAAACATCGGTCAACAACCTAATCGGAGATATTAACTTGATCAAGGGTGCTGGTTTCGACACAGGTGTTGACTCGTTAAAGGAAATCTCTGATCGACAATTTACTGGAGGTACTGCGGTCTAATGGCACTTTTAGGACTTCCGTATAAGATTATTTATCACGCCAAGGACTTGACTACCGGGCTTTCTAACATCGAGGCAACAGTAAGAAAACCCGACGGCTCAAGCCTTGGCCCATTGACGTTGGCAGAGGAAACGGTGCCTGGTATGACTGGAATATACTCGGTTTCTTTTTCCACTGCCCTGTCAGATCCAGAGGGTGAGTGGTACGGCATTATTGACAGCCAAGACGAATCTCATCGTGCGCCCTTTAGGATATCTTTCACGAAGCCAACTGCCGGAACTGTCCAAGATGGGGAGTGCGAGAAAATAATTGGCATCGTAGGTTCAACTAAAATAAAAGGAGTTATTGCCGGATCAGAATTGGTCGGGAAGATTAAGGATGAAACTTCGATCAAGGGCTATGTAAAAGATCAACCTTTAATCGTCGGAAAAATCACAACTGAAAAAATAAAAGGGATAGTGTTATGCAAGAATTAGTAATTTTCAAAGGGACGGATCAACCGAGCGAAATTCAGTTTATCACGAAAGAGACTAATATCCCTTTTGATCTAACCGACAACACCGAAATTGAGGCATGTTTTAAAAACGAAGATGGCACTTCAACTATTATGAAAAAGTCGTCGGGTGAAATCTCCATCGAAAGTGCGATAGGTGGTAGCATTAAGATTGTTTGGACTGAAGCAAAAACCGCACTTTTACGGGCCGGTAAAGAGATGTCTTTTTTCTGTAAATTGGTCAACGCGTCGGGAGAGACAAGGATCGTGCCTTTCGACAACGTGCTGACCGTTCGTGAAGCACCGTGTGGTTAAAAGACCGACACAGCTCCGAGAAAATCCTTACGATTAGATATTGGCCTTATTCGTACCATGGCATTTCTTTTCGCGGCCTCAGTCTTCGAGTCCGTTGTTGAGTCACCGCCTCCAGATTCAATCATCAAGAGATCGTTCAACGCAATTCCTACATGAGTGATCCGATTGTAGTTGCGACCGAAGAAAACCAAAGCACCGCGTTGTGGTGACATCTGCACCGGCTTACCTTCTTTGATGTGAAAATGGTTAAACAGTCCTTGGGCGGTTTGATCCCCTTTCGGGTCTTTTCCGACACTGGCCAAAACTTCTTGGGCGTAACCGGAGCAATCCATACCGTCGAGTGGGCTGTTGCCTCCCCAGCGATAATGAACACCGACGAAAGTCATTGCATAAGTCATCATTATTTCAATCATCGAAATCCTCCAAGTCGTCAGTGTAGTGGTTAAAACTTTCGTCATATCGACGATTGCACTTCGCGGCTCCACCGAAAAATGACAAGGTCAGCAAAACGGCCAATAGCCAGATAATAAACCAGAATAAGTAATTCATTTTTTTGGCCCCTGTTTGAGTTTGAAAAACTTCTTAAACTTTTTATCTTTCAATATTAGCAAACGAGCATACATGGCAGTATAAGAATTTGAGATTTTGAACGGTTCTCCGACCGTTTCAAAACCGTAGTCCCACCTCAATCTCTCCATGATGCTTTTTGCTCCGTGCCTCCGAACTCCGACCCTCCATAGCTGATTAGCGTATTTTTTAAAAAGTCGAAAAACGTTCGGGTTCTCGTGATGGAATTTCTCAAACCTAATCACGATTTCTTTACTTACGTCCTTAAAAATAGGTTCATTCCTAAATTTTTCCATGGTGCCTCCTACAGATAAATGTTGTTCCTCTCGATGAACTCATTCTCGTTACACTTCGGGCAAGGCGGGCGACTAAAATTAGTCACCCACATATTGCCACACACCTTGCAAAGGTGTTCTATTTCGGCCTGTTCGGGGCCATCATCCTTTACAACTTCGTCTTCGCAATATTTGCCTTCAATGTTTTGGTACTGGTCAAAATCATGCATTTTTTTCTCGTTGTTTGAACCACTCCATTAGCGATTCTTTGTCGGCGTAGTATCGACCGTTCACGACCTTACCTTTTATCTCGCCATCTTTGACCGCGATCCTTATTGGCCTGGCCTTTGGTAGTCCGGTTAGTTTTTTTGCCTCTGCTGTACTGATAAGTTCCTTTTTCATTGTTTCCTCCTTAATCGAACGGTAGTTCGTCTGTCGTTATTCTGTCCTTGAGGACAATTGGTTCTTTTCTAATTGAATACAGGTGATCGAAAATTTCCCTTAATTCCTTCAACGTTTTTTCTTTTAACCGCGCAACGCTATCAACTTTGGCGTGCTCTTGCATCCAAGCAACTTTGTCGGGCAACTCCATGCCTTTAACCTTGTTGTTAATCATTCCGGTCAACCCCTCAACAACGACGGCCTTTTGCTTCGATGTCTTAATACGCTCCAACATCTCTTCTTCTTTAATGGCTTCCTCTTTGGCGGTCTTTACGTCGATCTCATTTTGTACGATCTTGATCTCGTTATCCTGTTGCTCGTCTCCGATCTCTTCGCCGATATACATATTCCCTAGAGTTTCAGGAAACGCCGACCGCAACGCTCCGGCGATGGCACATTTCCTTAACATGGTATGAGGCTTTGTCCTCCATAACGGCTTGGTCGTGTCTTTAAACTCAGGGTACCAAGCGACAAACTCGACCGGCTCTCGATCTTTTCGGTATGCTGTTGCAACCGCCCTCAACGTGGTTATGTCTTCGCCTTTGTTGGGATCAAAATACTCGGCCTTGCCTATTTCACAGGTACAATTTTTAAACTCGCCTGTTTGGTTTGCCCTATCCTCGAAAAAACGATAACTAAAGACCGTCGATCCAACGCGGCAGTTCAATCGTTTGTCGAAAAATGCAACGAAATGAACTTGGCCATTAAAAGGATTTGCTCCGGTATAGTTTACCAAGTTGATATGATTGATAAGTGACGACGTTTGAATGTCTGGATACTTTCGCATGATCATCTCAATGTAGTTGTCGGCGACTGTTTGCTTTAAATCTTTTCCGTCGTTTAGGAATTTTTTTACCTCAGTGAGTTGGTTCGACATCTTCGCCTCCTTCTAAGTCTTCGATCCGTGCTTCCATTTTATGCATTGACCGGCGCATTGCCTCAATGGTGTTCGATTGCTCATCGACACATCTTTGAAGGGCGCAGTTTTTGTTTTCTAGCTTGTACTTTTCTTCGTGCAGCGTTTCGTTAATGGATTCTAGGTTTACCACTTTAACGGCTTGCGCAACGACAACTTCTTTTAGTTGAAAATTTTCCATGATGCCTCCTACTTTGTTTTGAATTTTACTTTTCTGGTGCCACTTCCAATACGCGCACCTGGTATTTCTTCACCGTTTTTTAATGCTTTTAATATCGCACCTTTATCGACTTTGCTAATGGTCTTTGTCTGGGTACTGACATACTCAATCGGGATCTTGCTCTCGTCCTCGATCACGCAAATCTGGCGTGGTTTATCGATCTGAACCTTGTCGAAATCCCCTTCAATTTTTACTTCGCCCAAGATGTCCATACAGGTTAAAATGTAAGCGTTAAACTTATCCGATGAAGCGGAAACTTTGGCCCGCAACTCCATGAGCTCCTTCACCCTTTCATCGATGGCCTGAACGAAATTGTCCTGTTTTCTGGCCCACGCTACAACGTTGTCGGTCTTATCCTTTAACACCGTTTTTAACTCGGTCAACCTGTCCTCATTTAGCTCGGTCAACTCTCCACCGTTCTCTGCAATGTCTCTAAAAATGTCGTTTAACTCCGCACTGATCCCGTACAGGGTCATCTCGTTACCTTGTTGCATAAATACTCCTTTGAAATTGTGCTAAAACGGTATGGGCTTAACTTCAAGTGTTCAACAAAAGTATCCTTACAACTTGCTTGACAGGTTTCTTTTCAGGGGTCACCATTTTTCCATGCACCAAGCAATCAAATAAAATGATATAGCGCATTAGCGCATAACCAAGTCGGGGGAGTATTCGTGTGGTGCATTGCTTCCCCGATGCGGTTATATATTGCAGGACGTCATGGAAGGATGGATTAAACTACACCGAAGAATTATCAAGTGGGATTGGGCCGACGATCCTAAAACATTTTCCCTTTTCATTCATTTAATATTGATGGCCAACCATGAAGAAAAAGAATGGAAGGGTGAAAGAATAATGCGCGGTCAATTGATAACAGGAAGGAAGAATTTGGCGCGTCAAACTGGGTTATCAGAACAGTCGATAAGGACATCTTTGAGGCGTTTACAACTAACCAACAACCTAACCATCAAAACAACCAACAAAAACTCAATAATAACAATAACTAACTACGACTCATACCAAGCGCCTAACCAGCCAGCGCACACTGAACCAACAGGTAATCAACCACAAACAAGAAGTAAAGAAATAAAGAATAAAAGAAATAATATAAATATATATACACCAGATCTGGATCAAATTTATGCTCAATATCCTCGCAAGGAAGGAAAGAAGAAAGGCATCACAAAACTTAAATCAATCATCAAGAGCCAAGAAATATACGACCGTGTTATGACTGCAGTTCAATTCTACGCGGCGAAGTGTGAAGCCGAAGGAACCGACAAAAAATATATTAAACAATTTTCGTCGTTTGTTTCTGTTTGGGAAGATTATTTTGACGCCGCCGAACAGTTGGAAAATGAGCGACGCGCCAAAGAAGAAAGAAAAAAAGAGATTGAAACCGAGGTGAAGTCGGTGTTCAATTGTTTGGATCACGACGAGGAATAACATGACTGATGGAACAGCTTACATGAGCGAAACCGAGAGAAAGGTTTTAATAGCTCAATCAAACAAAACGGTATTCCCGAGCAATTTTGCATTTTTAAGATCACACAACGGCTATCGCAATAGGTGCTTGCACATCGTTTTAGGTGTTGCCCACGGAGGCAAGTCGACGTTGGTCAGGACAATGCTAATTGATTTACTGGAAAATATTGGCGAAGAGAAAAACATTGGCCTGGTTCTGTCGGAAGAAACAAGGGGAGAGTTTTTAACAGAGTTTTATCATTCGGGTTACGAGAACGAGGAAAAAGTAACACGGTTTCACATACTTTCCGAGCTTGACATGAATTCTGATCGAGTCAATCAAGATAATTTTTTAGATTTTGTCGATTTCTGGGCAACGGAAAAGTCTCTCGATATTCTTTTCATCGACAACATCACTACAAGCATGTTCTACATGGACACGAGCGTCAGGACTCAGGCAAACATGGCAACGAAGTTAAAAAAAATAGCTGCAAACCAAGGGATCCCAGTTGTTTTAGTTGCTCATACCGGAGCAAATGTAACGGAAAACTATTCTGGCTTCATCGAGATGAACGACATCAGGGGAAGCAAGACAATAAATAATTTGGCCCAGTTTTATTATATCATGCAGTCGTTTTATGTCGGCGACACTCGCTACAACACCGTGCGAATAGCAAAGCATCGCGGTCAAGCTGTTGAAGATAAATTTTACTTGATCGACTATTCGAAAAAACACCGACTTTTCGTTAAGGATCAAAAAGTTAATTTCAAACGGTTTAAGGAGCTATGGAAAGAGAGGAATCGGTTATGAAGTGTTGGTGTTCAAAAACAAATTATGTCTGCATTGACTGCGAAGCCAGTCGGAAGTGGAAAAAAATACCATACGACGTGAAAATAAAATTACTGTGCTTAACCGAGTTGGTCGGTAAAGAAAAAATGAACGAAAAAGAAACGAAGGAATTTAAAAAAATAACCTTGGACTTGTGGGACTCACCTTTCGGGATCGAAGACGTGCCACAGGGCGCAACGCTGTAGGAGGCAACATGACATTGAAAAACATAGTTCAAATGTCAACGGAGGATCGAAAATTAGCTGCGGAACTCAGGCTTAATGCTGGGATAAAGCAACTCAAAAACAAAATGCAGGTGTTTGTCCATGATTTACCTGACAGGTATCGAAAAACGTTCGTTACGGCGTTCTTAGGAAGAAGCCCGACGAGTGGCATTAAGGCGAAATGTTTAGATTGTTCTAATTTTCAACGCGAGGAAATAAAAGCGCGTGAGCTAGAGACTTGCCCGCTGCATAAATATCGACCTTATAAGTAAAGGAGTCACCATGGTTGCAATTAAGGTAAAAAACAAAGAAGGAAAAAAATTTATCATGTTTTCCTCAGAGGAAAGAGAAAAATTTTTCAACGAGTTCACACTAATGGAAAACGACGGCTATTCCAGAAAAGAGGTTTGGGATCAGTTAAAATACGATGAGCAGCGCGGGCCAGATGGTGTCGAACTAATGACTTCGGCCCAATTTCACTCAATTTGGTCTTCTTATGAAAAATGGTTAACGGTAGAAGCGGAGGAGTGTGAAGAAGAGGAAGAGTTGGAAGAAGTTATTGACGAAGAATGGTGCCGTTCAATATTGGCGTCGGATATGTCGGATAAACTAAAAATTGCTAATTTGAAATACGCTTACGGGATAGAGGGGGAGTCATGAAGATTTTAATAATTTTTTTATTGCCGGTATTGGCCTGGGGAAACTGTGGAAACAGCGTAAATGATTTCTGTCGGGTTAAGGTTGAGCGTGTTTACGACGGAGATACTTTTTTTGTGGCCATTCCGAAACTGCACAACCTTTTTAGAAATAACTTAGGTGTGCGCGTTAAAGGTATCGACACGCCAGAATTAAGAAGTGGATCAAAGTATGAAAAGGCGGCAGCCAAATTGGCCAAAGCTGAAACTATTTTATTTCTTGGCGAGGCGAAAAGAGTTGATCTTAAGGGCTGTGTGAAAGGGAAATATTTTCGCATTGTCTGCGACGTCTTCGCCGATGGAGAGTCTTTAGCCAAAAGGTTAATAGTTAAAAATTTGGCGGTGGAGGCGTTTAGATGAATAAGCGAATGACGTTGTTGGAGGTGCAGAATGAAACTAGATAAGGTCAGATTGGGAATGTCGGCAATAACAAAAGAAATTTATGCATACATACCAGAGAAAAATAATCCTGAAAACATGCTGCACAAGAAAAATGTAACAGAGGACTTTAGGGCGATAGCTATTAAGCAAGTACAGGAAAAGCAGGAAGAAATCGACCGCATAGAAGCAGACAACAAGTGGCTCAGGGAAACATTAGCAAATTCATGGCGAACATTGTTGGTTTGTGAGGACAATGTAAGTGGGGCGGCACTACTGGCAGTGAAAAGCATGATAAAAGAGATTGAAGCAAGCCAAAGGTTAGGAGGATAGAGGATGTTAATGTTTAAGCTTAGAGGGTACATAAACATAGTAATGGTTGCGGTAATTGTAATTAATGGATTCTATGTTGGTGGCGAGCACATAACCGCTTTGATGGGATTCTGTTTAATAGGCATTGCATACAACTCACTAGGTCAGGTTGTGGCAGACGAAGATGGCGAGACTTTTTAAGGTTAAGGGGTAGAGGATGAGACCAGAAAAACGAAGACAAATTTACGAAGCCGCGATTGATAAGTTTGGAGACAGTGCGCAGTTAAACATGTTTTATGAAGAGTTTGGAGAGTTACTTCAGGCCATAAATAAGTTTAATAGGACAAACAACGACGGATTGCTAATGGCCGTTCACGAAGAAATTGTCGATTGCTTTATTATGCTTGAACAACTGGCATTGATCTTTAACCTTGATCCGGCAAAATTTGAAGAGATTTTGGAGTCGAAATTAAGGCGGTTAAGAAACAGGATTGAAGGATGAGATGGCGAAGGAAAAATGAACCACCTAACCGGAAGTGTCCGTTTTGTTTGAAACATATCTGGGCGCGACTTGACTGCCATACAACTTACGACGGAAAAATTTACTACGACATCGACAACGAACCTCAATCAGTGATGCACCGAGACTATGGGCCGGTGTGCCTCGAATGTTACGATAAAGAAAAAGCCAAAGGAGGCTGACATGGGATTCTTATGGGACATTTTAAGCGGAATAGGGTGGTTTTTTAGAAAAGCATTTTACAAAGTTAAAAAGAAGGGTGGTTGGACTAACTCGGGCCATCGGCTTTATGGTGATCACGTCAAACCAGAAAACTCATGGAGATCATTTCAGGCTGGGCTAAAATATCAGCATTTTGATGACTTCAAGTATTGGGAGTTCGATGTCGTTGAAAGCAAAGATGGTGTTCTCTATGTCTTTCATGATGCTACCAAGCGAAAAACGATTAAGCGGTTATGCCCAACGGCACCAGATCACCTGAAAAAGAAATCAATTTACGAACTTACCGCCTTTCAAATAGATCAGCTGCGCTTGGAAGGGACAGACCAATACATCCCGAAATTTGAGCAACTAATGGAGTGGTTTGAGTCGTTTCCGATAACAGTTCCTATTCGCGTCGAAATCAAGAAATTGTTATCGACATCAGCCAAGAGGGAAATAATTAAACGCGTTAAAGAACATCGAGACAAAACTGGTCACGACATTGCCTTTATGATGTTTAAGAAAAAATACCGAAAGGTTTTCAAACGTGATGCTGACGACTTCCAACGATGGCTTCGTGAAGCCAATTTAAAACTGGATTTTATCTAATGAGCAAATCAGAACTTGAGATTCAATGCCGTGAAAAAGACAAGTGGATCAATGAACTACTTGGCGAAATCGAGGAGTTGAAAAGCGAAATCGAAGACCTAAAGTATGAAAATCAGATGTTAAAGGATAGCTACGATGGCGGTGCCGATTAAAGAATCAGACATTGAAAGGGGAATATTGGATTTCTTGTCCTACTTCCCCATGTCCGAAGTAATCAAAACGGCTCCTTCAGGATTTTTCGACGGCGGAGTAATGAAAAAGCACCGGTCGCCGTATGTTAAGAAAGGTTTAGCCGACATTTTTTTCTGGTACAACTCAATGTTTTACGCCTTTGAAGTGAAATCAGAGCCAGAATATAAATATGTCATGAAGCGTTATCAATGGTTACTTAAACAGGTGCCATCGACTTTAAATAAAAAACAAAAGCATTTATTGGATCAAATTTTATTCTTGGAAGGTGTTAAGACGGCAGGGTTTGTCGGTGAGTTTGTTTGTTCAGTGGACATGGTGAGGGATATCATTGAAAAAAAAACGAATAGTAAATAAGGGGCTCCTTGAGTCATACCGTTCGAAACGGTGCCAAGTGTGTTACGACCATTACTTGGTGTGCGCTCATCACATCATAACTCGCGGAGCTGGCGGCGGCGACGTGCCGGAAAACCTAATACCCTTATGCCCGCTGCACCATACCGAAATACACGCGGTCGGGATAACGGCCTTTGTGGTGAAATACCCCGCCCTGAGATCGTATTTGACGGGGTTAAAGTGGGAATATGATACCTATATTGGGTGGTTTCACCCGAACGTCAGTACGGGCAGCTGAGACGGTTAGATCAATCTTTCCAAACATACCCTTGAGGGGGTAACACGTCGCGCAAGTCATCGGTGAATTTGGCCCCAAACTGACCAATCTCGTTAACCGAAAAACACCCAAACTCTCCTTCGGGGCAAAGTGGTGACTGCACAAAGCCATACATAACGCCGTCGCCTTGATCTTCCATAACATACCACTCCCAGCCCATTGCACCGGCAGCAACGTAGATTCCAATACACTCAAAACTTAAATTAGGGTTATGCGGTCTGACCGCTGTTCTCTTTTTCATGTCGTCTCCTTTCGTTGATTAAATTATAGATAATGTAGTCAATCGATACTTTGTAAAGTGTCGATAACATTGATAGTTGTTCGTAGTTCAATTCTAATTTTCCAGATTCAATTTTACTTATCGTGCCTTGTGCTGTGGCTAACAGCATCGACATTTGCTTTTGACTTATTCCATTGGCTAAGCGGAAAAAATATAAGAAACAATTTTTACTCATCATACTCACACCTCATGCACCCTCCACCGTTACACGTTGAGCACACAAAATCGTCTCCCTCAAAATCATAGTCGCTCAAGGCGCATGATCCAGTGCAATCAATGTCTCCGCAATAACGACAGCCGCCGTGATCAAAGTCAATGTTGTCTGGATTAGGGTCACAGTTTAAACATCCTTCATCTTCGCATATTCTGCACATTGTTAACTCCTTTATTCGGCCAACGCCTGTTTTAATGCTCGAAATTTACCTTTAAAATCTGAAACATCATCCTCAAGGTCACTTATTTGATCTCTCATCTCACGCGTGTACTCAGAAATTTGATCATCAAAATCAAGACCCCTTAGTTGATCTTCCACTTCGTCTTCAATTCGACTTTCCATGTCGTGATCTACGTCGTTGATCGTTTCTTTTAGCGAATCGACCGCGCAACTCAACCTCTTCAGCTCTTCTTCGACTTCTTCAATTTCGTTTTTAAACAACGTAAAAAGGAATTCTTTTAAAGCTGTTTTGAATTTTTCGGAAAAGTTGATTGATTTAATTTCGTTGAAACGTTTTACTAGTGTGTTCATGGTTGCTCCTTGTTTTTAGCTGTCGTGCAGCAAGTGTTTTTTTGATTATTAACATCATCTCTTCAAGCTCTGGGTTTATTTCCTTCATTTCGCTCCACGAGATTTCGTGGGGAAAATAATGAAAATAAAACCGCTCAAGCGCGCCCGTTGAGTGTTGCCTGATTTTGTTTACTTTTTTATTGGTTAAAAATCTCATGGCTCACCTGTGCTTTAAAGCTTCAGAGTAAATCTGATCATAAAGTGAATCTTTGGCGTAAGGCTGGGCAACCTCAAGGCGGTTGACCACATACCAGACGATATCTGACTCAGCATCCATCAAGAAATTATCAACAGAATCGCACAAGATATCTTCCATCGAGCAATCGGGAAAGCATCCGTCGGCGGTCGCGTCTTTGTGGGCCATGGCCACACACCAACCTGAATCTTTAATAAATTTCTCATACGCCTTTTTTGTGCAAGGTAATTTCGAACTCATCGTTTCTCCTTTGTTGTGAGTTTGTCGTTTAGTTGAATGAATTTTTTTGAAATAAAATGGAACGTGTACGCGCACGAATACCACGACTTAATGCGATCTGTCGAAATGGCGCGGTGCTTAAACAATGTAACAAATACCCGATTGACACAGCGAAAATGTTTTATTTTGGCATTTAGTGCACTTTTACGGAGGTTGACGACTTGGACAGTTTATGTCCTTTTAAAAATGTTTGAGTTTTCGCCACGTCAGTGCAATGATAAAAACAACGAAGCGGGCAAGAAAAAACACCGACAGGGGGCGACCAGTGTACGAGATCACCAAAGAAATTCAATTCGACGCCGGACATCGTGTCCACCTTCACGAGTCAAAATGTCGCACGTTACATGGCCATCGTTATCGTGTCGAAATTTTCGCGCGGGCCAAAACGTTAGACGAAATAGGTCGCGTGATCGATTTTTCTGAAATTAAAAAACGTGTTGGTTCTTGGATCGACAATTTCTGGGATCACAACACTTTAGTTTATGAGAAGGATGTTAAGACAATCGACGCCCTGAAATCTATTCCACGCGCCAAGGAACCATTTATCTGTAAATTTAATCCTACCGCAGAAAACATGGCCCATTACCTGTTGCATGAAATCTGCCGTGACCTGTTCAAAGGAAGTGACATCGAAATATTTAAAGTGCGGTTATGGGAAACTCCAACCTGTAGCGCCGAGGTAAAACTATGAAGGAATTTTGGGAGAATATTGTAGGGTTTCAAGGATACCAAGTTTCAAACCTTGGAGAAGTTAGGGCATTGCATAAAGTTGTTACCTATTCAGATGGTAGGGTGTTTAGTTATCCAGAAAGAAAATTGAAGCAATGGCCAGATAAAAATGGGTACTTATTAACGGGGATAACTGTTAAAAATAAAACGAACACTCTTAAAGTACACAGATTGGTTGCCGAACACTTCTTGTCTCCACTTGGCTGCCGCGACCATGTAAACCACAAGGACGGAGATAAGTCGAACAACTCAGTTGAAAACCTGGAGTATGTCAATGCTGCGGAAAACAACTTGCACGCGCAAGAAGAAGGTCTTAACGGGAGGAATAAAGACACTGGGAAATTTGAATCGCCAAAAAAATACGTTGTTACTGAAATTTTCAACTCAATTCAAGGCGAGGGAAGTCATTCTGGAAGGAATGCGATTTTTTTAAGGTTATCGGGCTGTAATAAATGGAGCAACAAAGAAGAGGATAGGGCGAAATCTGTATGTCATTTTTGTGACACATTCTTTTCTGGAAAAGACCGCTACAGCGTAAATGATATTTTGGGAGAAATTAGCAAAATTGCAGGAAAGTGCAAATTAGTCGTGATCACAGGTGGTGAGCCACTGTTACAGCTTGATAACAACTTACTCTTTGCGCTAAAAAAAGATGGCTATGAGATTCACTTGGAAACAAACGGTAGTATTGATCTTGGAACTAGGGGGAGATACATTGACCATATTTCCATGTCTCCGAAGCAATCACCTAGCAAAACTAAATTGACCTACTGCGACGACCTTAAATTACTGTTCCCTTCAATCAGCGAGGAAACAGCCATTTCGCATTGGAAGAATTTTAAATGTGAACACCGATTTCTACAGCCCGTCGATGGGCCAAATTTAGAATTTAACACGTTTCAGGTTGTTGAAGCGGTTCGAGAACATCCTGAATATAGGGCATCAATACAGCTTCACAAGATACTAGGAGAGCAGTGATGGCGTTGGTTATCCATGCGACCTTTAACGACACCTTGATGGTTGATTTCGGGGGAAAGAGGGTAGCGATAAAAATGCAAAGGAAAGGAAGTAGAGTTAAGTGCATCATAGATGCACCAAGGGAGGTTTACGTTGGAAGAGAAAAAGGCAGTGATATCGGCGAGTGCAAAAAAAAGCATAATAGAGAATTGTTTCGAAGACATATTGAAGACCTTAGGAGTCGATCTGACTGACGATTCTTTGTGCGACACACCTAAACGAGTTGCCAAGATGTTTGTCGATGAGATTTTCGTTGGCCTGGAAGAAGAAAACTTCCCGAAGATAACGGTTGTCGAGAACAAATTCAGGTATGATCAAATGCTAATCGAGAGAAAAATTGATGTTAAGTCAATGTGCGAACACCATCTTTTGCCTATGATTGGCTTTGCTCATGTTGCTTATATTCCAAAGGATAAGGTTTTAGGGTTATCCAAGTTTAATCGAATAGTTGATTACTATGCGCGTCGTCCTCAAATACAGGAACGACTAACCCAAGACGTTCACTCCAAGCTGTGTGAAATTCTCGAGACCGAAGATGTCGCCGTTGTTATGGACTTGACTCATCAGTGCGTGAGGATGAGAGGGATTGAGCATACCCAAGCCGACACGAGAACGAGTGCAATAAGTGGTGCTTTTAAAGAAAGTGCCGATGTTAGAAACGAACTATATTCAGCATTGAGGTAACAATGAAAGATAAAATTTATTTATATTGGAAGTATTTAGTCGCAATTTTTCATGTATTGACCTTTGGGATTTTCTACAAAGCTCCTGAAGGACTCGTCCTTAACCCTTTGCGCAAGATCAGAAATTATCCTTGCGCCTGTAAAAGTGGGAAAAAGATCAAAGATTGTCACGGTAAGCCACGGTATGTACTTGAGAAAGATGCCGTTGGTTTGGATGCTTTCGTTCGACGTGTAAAAGACCATGAGAAAAGAATAATGGAGGGAGTTTAATGAAAGTAACAGTAATTTGTACCTTGCGAGTCGAAGGGATCCACAAGTGGGCAGGTTGTCCCATTGAGGATGTCAGCTTCTTGAAATTGCCTCACAGGCACATCTTTCATATTAAGGTTTGGAAAAAGGTCGGACACCTTGACAGGGAAACCGAGATTATCACGTTGAAGCGAAGGATTCGACAGCACATTGGATCGGAGCCTGTAGATTTCGTCAATCAATCCTGTGAAGAAATCGCTGTTTGGCTAATCAATAACTTTGACCTTGATGCTGCCGAAGTATTGGAAGACGGAGAAAATGGCGCATACGTGGAGAAATCAAGTGAATAAAGATAAGCGAAAAAAAAGAGAGAAAAGAAAAGCCAAGGAGCAAAACCTAATAAGAGCCAAAAGGCCAAGGGTTAAAAGAAAAAAAGATGGTGTTCTCTATGTCTTTCATGATGCTACCAAGCGAAAAAAAAGAGAGAAAAGAAAAGCCAAGGAGCAAAACCTAATAAGAGCCAAAAGGCCAAGGGTTAAAAGAAAAAAAGATGGCGAATTGCTTGGGCTGGAAGATCATACCAAAATAAAGGGATAGTTATGACTAAAGAAGAAGTTTTAAAGTTGGTCAACGAGTACGGTCGTGGCGGTTTACCTCATACCGCATCTTTAGGTGAAGAGATTTATGGTGAAATTTACCTTGAACCTGTCAAGGGCATGAAGGCCGTAAGGAAAACCAAGGATCGCTTTGCTCAAATAGGAATAAGTAGTTTGGTTGACACAACTATTCTTGACGTTGGTTGCCACATTGGATCACTCAGTTTTTATGCGCATCAACTTGGAGCAAGGAGAGTTGTCGGCGTTGACACTAATCCTGATCGAGTTAAAACGGCCAAGGCGATAAGGGACTTTAATAATATACATTTTACCGAAGTTGCATTCTTGAACGACCTTGATCACGTTCACGGAACCTTCAATATTGTTTTTTGCTGTTCGGTCGATGACTACGTCGAAGACAAAAAGGCGTTTTATCAAGAGTTGGTTAGTCGTGGACGAAATTATCTGATCCTTGAGAGCAATATCCAGAAATACGCGACACACCCTGTTGTTGAGTTCTGCTTGGATAAAAGGCTTAACTATAAATGGCTTGGGGAAGTTGTCGACAAATATCCTTATGGAGAGAATAGAACACGAAACCTATTCATTATTGAGCTATGAAAAAGATCGCCTTTTACGGAAATTCTTGCACCGGAAAAACGTCGTCACTTTACATGATTGCTTCCGGGCTAACTAAACAGGGTAAAAGTTTCAGAATCCAAAATATGCCTTACGACAACTCAGGTCACATGGCCAACGATGAGCCATTCCCTCCAGAACTTCTTGAGTCATGTCCCGAAGCGAGATTGCATTTTATCTTTGATCAATTGGCGCGTGAGACTGCAGAGGTAACAAAGAACAAAGTCGATTTTCTGTTATGCGAGATGACATCAATGGACTTATTTCACTTTTATCAGTGGGTATGCGAGCTGAAAGACGTTAGGCCATCGTCAAACGTCTATTGGATCTGTCACGAGTGGATGAAAACCTACGACACCATCTATTCAATGCCGGATACCTGTTACTATTTCAGTGATGGAAGTCGTTATAAGAGCGACGTTATCAAAAAGGCGGTTTCTAAATTTTACACCACAAATATAACGTTCGAGAACATGGTGAGGATCGATCTTGATGTCAAGGTTCGGTGTTACGATGTCCTTGAAAAATTCTCGGAGAAATACTTATGAGTAAACTTTTTTACCTACCACTTGAACCTTATGAAGAAAGATACACGTCGTTAATGAGCAAAAAAGGGGGATGGGCAGAAAGCCATTTCGAAAAGCTCGGCGTTCGCTTCATTAGGGTTGAGGGGCGACCGACATCAGGCAAAATCAAGACCGGCTCTGTTGTTGACGCTTTCTCTCGGTCACGTTGGGCCATGGATCAGGTAAATGAGGTGATGACTTTTATCGAAGACGAAACGTTGACCGATGGAGACGTGATCTATACCGAGGACTTCTGGCACCCTGGCATTGAATCTTTGTTCTATATAAGGGATATCACTGGGGTAAAGTTTAAAATTGGCTGTTTCATGCACGCTCAAAGCATCGACGATTCTGATTTTACCTACACTATGCGCTATTGGATCGGAGATGTTGAAAAAGGTTTTTCCACTGGTTACGACTACGTGTTTGTCACCTCTCCAATATTGCTTAAATTGGCACTTGAGGCGGGATGGAATGACTACAGCTTAAAGCTAAGTGGATTGCCGTTGAACAAGGAAATGCTTTTAAAAGAATATGGACATCACAAAAAGGAGCAAAGAGAAAGATTTGTACTGTTTAGCTCAAGATTCGACGCAGAAAAAAACCCTCACTTCTTCTTGGATTTAGTTGAAAAGTGTCCAGACATTAATTTCAAGCTGGTCAAGCCACGCGATAAGCTATCCAACGACCCTTCGGCATCACTACGCGCGTATGCAATGAGTGATCAGTTAAAAAATTTCGAAATAGTCGATACTTCCAATAAGGAAACTTATTATAAATTGCTAGGTGCGGCTGACGTTCAGTTCAATTGCGCTATTCAAGATTGGGTTTCGTGGACTCTTCTTGAGGCGGTAACGTTCGGCTGTAAACCGCTATATCCCAAGTGGAAAGATTTTCCTTATGAGCTAAAGGATCACCCTGAATGCTTGTACGACAATAAGTCATTAAGGGATGCCGAGTCTCAACTTCGTAAATTACTTTGGGGTCAAGCAAACAACAAACTTATCGAGATTGCAGATCGCCATGATAACAGTTGGTATATAAAGTTAAAAACGATGGGTCTTATTTGATGATAGTTTACTTCGCCGGCATGGAGACAACTTTAAATAGTTACGACATCGTGCCAAAGGCAACGGATAACATTTTTTGTACTTATTTCTACCGGAAAAATACCGATAAGATGCTTGAGAAACTTTCGATTGATAAAGGACATCAAGGCATCATAACCGTGGACTCAGGCGCACACTCGTTCTTTGGCTATACCGGAAACTCAACCGCCGCCCACCATAACGGCAAAGACCCGAAGGACATGCCAGACCCAGAAAAATACTGGAAGAATTACTTAAAGTGGGTTGTTAAAAACTACGACCGGATATCTTATTTTGTCGAGTTGGATATCGGGGCTATCGTTGGCTATTCGACCGTGAAAAGATGGCGCGGAGAAATGAAGTTTGCGAAAGTACTGGATAAGTGTATTCCGGTTATGCACTCAACTGGCATGGACTCGGAAAAGTCAACGTGGGAAAACTTCACTGATCTTTGCGACAGCACAACTAGTGGCTATATTGGCCTGGAGGGTCTTCGAGCAAAACAAGTAACTCTCCCCTACATGAAAATGCTGAAATATTGCTATAGTAAAGGAATTAAAGTTCACGGTTTTGCACTAACCAATAAAGACATTGTTAATAAGTATCCTTTTTATTCTGTAGATTCAACGACGTGGACTGCGCCATTGCGTTATGGAACTCATATTGTGCTTGATAACGGTATGCTTAAACAGGTGACACCGACAAAGAAAAACTACATTAAGCATCGAGTTAACCCTGAGCTTTTTAATGGCCAACGGTCAAGGGATGCGTCAACTCAAAAGCTAATGTCGTCAATGGAAGCACAACGAGATTATGAAATATATTTAACAAAACTTTGGAAAGCACGAGGAGTCAACTGGTGAAAAAGAAATTTGAAAAAGGTTTTATTGATATCCCTATTGAGAAGCTGGTTCCTGCCGGTTGGAACTACAAGGATATGGAGTCGGATCAGTACAAAAAGCTAAAAGAAGACTTAATGAATAACTTTAAGCGCAACGGTCAGGTTGAGAATATCATCGTGCGTGAACTCGACACCGGATACTTTGAAGTGTGCAACGGAAACCATCGCTTCGAAGTAATGAAGGATTTAGAGTATAAAAACGCTCACGCCTTTAACATGGGGAAGGTTCCACAGCATGAAGCCGAACGTTTGGCCATCGAAACCAATGAGACAAAATTTCAAACGGACAACTTGAAATTAGCCAAGATCATTGCCGGACTTCAAGACACGTACACCGTCGATGAGCTATGCGAGACAATGCCTTACGACGAGCATGAACTCGATAACTTCAATAAGATGCTAGAATTTGATTGGGAAGCCGGTGAAGCCCAAGAGGACGAGGAGCAATCTTCGGACAAAAATACTCGGGGGGAAACTGAGTGGAAAGTATTGAAATTTGACTTACCCGTCGAAGTTGCCAATATGTTTGAAGACGAAATTGACCGCTTTAAAAAGGTACTTTATCCCGACGAGAAGCCTCGAAATGTCTCGTATGTTTTACCTATTGAGGCAATGATCCAAGCACTCAATCAGGTTGATGATAGAAATATTATTGGAGATGTAAAGTAATGCTGAAGCTGGTTGGAGAACATAGTGTAAAAGAATTTATGGAAAAGCATAAAATGAAGCACCGTGGAGAGACGTGTATGAAGTGCGGGAAAGTCGCTGATTACAACGAGTGCTTCTATATGAGTGGCTATGCCGTAGTTCAGTTCCAACACGAGTGTGATCCAAAGTACTGGGTTTCTAAATTAGTTCCGATCAGCAAGAAGGAAAAAGATTTCTGGTTTGGCGTTGCCAAGGATCTTTAGGGGGAGTTATGGCCAAAGGAAAAAAGACAGGGGGGAGAGATTGGAAGCCAGGGGAGAGTGGAAACCCTAGCGGAAGGCCGCCTCTACCCGAACACCTCAAAGGTGTAAAAAAAATGAATAAGCACCAATTCGAGTCAATCCTAAATAAATATATTCACTTATCGCTCAATGAACTTATCGAGCTTTTAAAAGGTGGAGATTTACCAGCAATCGAAGCAATGGTCGTTAAGGTATTGACCGAAGCCGTTCGGAAAGGTGATGAGAAACGCCTTAATTTTGTATTGGATCGCCTCATCGGCAAGGTTCAGGAAAACTTCAAAGTTGAAGGCGACCCTTATGCCAACTTGATGAAGATAATAAGCGACCGAAAAGAGACAAATGATTGATGGCTACAATTTTACCGAGCATGAACTCATTGATAACATTCACGACTCATCGTGGAGGCTAAAAAACCTTTATTTCATTCGTGATAAGGGTGCAAGGACAATACTATTCAATAAGAACCAGACTCAAGAACAACTACATAAGTCGAAATCCAACTTAAACATGACACTTAAAGGACGACAACAAGGCGTTTCGACCTATTACCTATTGAAGTATCTCGATAAAGTATTATGGAATGAGAATATGAACGCGGTCATCTTGTCGCATAACCGTGAGTCATTGAGTAAATTGTTTAGGATTCCTAAATTTGCTTACGAGAATATCCCTGAAGGGTTGAAGCCACGCTTGGCCAAAGGTGGGGGATCAAAGCACGAAATGTATTTCCCTGATATAAACTCGAGAATTTCGGTAACACTAGAGGTTCGATCCGAAGCAACGACACATCTGCACGTTTCGGAATATGGGCTAATGAAGGACAAGCAAAAATTCAATGCCTCAATCGAGTCCGTTCCTGTTGACACCGGAGAAATATCAATTGAGTCAACCCCTTTCGGGCTGAACCACTTTCACGATGACTGGGTTAACCCTGACTTTCCATACCAGAAGCATTTTTTCCCTTGGTACTTTCACCACGAAAATACACTGGCTTACACCGAGTTAACTCCAAAAAATTATACTAAAGATGAAATTGAGCTTGTCGAGAAGGCCAAGAGAATTTCTGGAGTTGAGATTACCCCACATCAAATAGCATGGAGGCGTTGGAAGGTATCACAGAAATCGTTAAGATCGTTTCAGGAAGAACACCCAGAAGACGACGTGACCTGCTTTTTATTGTCTGGAAACTCGGTTATGGACTTGCAATTCTTGTCCGACCAGAAATCAAAGTTATCCGAGCCAATGTATAACGATGGAGTACTTAAAATCTGGGAAGAATACGAAGACGGAGAACAATACGTCCTTGGTGCCGATACTGCCGAAGGTGTTGGGACTGATTACTCGGTTGCTGCACTTTACCATAAAAAGACAAGGCGACAGGTTGCTCAAATACGGGGCCATATTAAACCTAAAAAATTCGCTGAAATGATTTTCGATCTTTGCGAGAAATACGTTGGCTATAAGACTGAATACCCGATGGTAGCAGTCGAGAGAAACAACCACGGACACGCGGTCTTACTTTGGCTTGAAGACCATTTAGAATACGAAAACCTTTATGAGCACGTTGACGACGGAAGGGTTGGCTGGCCCACAAATAAAGTGACGCGACCTATCATGATAGACACCTTCATCGATGCTGTGGAAAATGAAGCAATACACATTAAGGATAAAGAGACTTATAATGAGTGTATGACCTTGATCGATAACAATGGTAAGATTGAAGCAATGGCAGGCAAGCACGACGACACAGTTATGGCCCACGGTATTGCATTGCAACTTTGCCTTGAAAAACCAAATTACTTAGAATCACTTTTAAAGGAATGAGGTAAATATGAAAGTTACAGCAAAAGACCTATTTAGGGTGGATGGTTGGAAAAACCTATTGACCGGCCTGGGAGTTGGCGGCCGTGATAAAAGAATCGACTATAAGGCATCGTGGGAAAAGATGACCGAGTATGAAATAGAAGGTCTTTATGCATCAGATGAAATAGCGACTAAAGTCGTTGACTATCCCGTCGAGGAAATGTTTCGGAAAGGGTTTACTTTTACCCATCCTGAAGCCGATCCTGACTTCGATCAACAAATAAAAGCACTCCATGAGAAACATGGCACTATAGAAAAGCTGAAAAAGGTCATGAAACAAGGACGGCTACACGGAAGTGCTTATCTTGTGCTAGGTGTCGAGGACGGAAAGACCCCGTCGGAAGAAATGGACTTGGAAAAGGTTCGTAAATTAAACTGGTGCCAAGTGTTTAGCCGTTGGGAGCTTTCAATGTTTGAACGGCAGAAAGACGTCACCAAGCCATACTTTCGAGAGCCGTTGACCTATACCGTTACCGAAGGCGATCACGAAGGGCTGGAAGAAAACACTGTTCACAGGTCAAGAATGATCCGTTTCGACGGCGCATTCCTGCCCAAGAACCTGTACGAAAGAAACGACTATTCTCACGATAGTGTCTTAAATAAAATTCAAAACTCCTTGCGCAACTACAACATGGGCTTCGACTCTGCCGCTGCCACTCTCCAAGAATTTTCAATGGGAATCTTCAAGATGAAGGATTTGGCCAAGCTCGTTGGATCAGGAAAAGAGGAGCAAATCATTACTCGCCTTGGTCTTATCGATGCTAAAAAGTCCATGGTTCGCTCAATTGTCCTTGATAAAGAAGAAGACTACACGCGAGAAGATGTCAATTTGTCTGGCGTTACAGATATTTTAGGCAAAACAGGAAATAAATTAGTCGCCGACACGAATATTCCTCACACTGTTTTACTCGGTGAAGGTGCTACCGGAACCTTGGGCGGTGGAGGAATGTCAGAATCACGGAACTGGTATGACTATATTGGAAGGAAACAACAAAACGACCTTAAGCCAAAGCTGATTTATTTAACCAAGCTGCTCATGATAACCGAAAGGATGAAAGTTCCAGAAGGACTCGACATTGAGTTTGAAAAATTGTTTGAGCTTACAGAGCAAGAGCAAGCCGACGTTAGGCTCAAGACATCTCAGGCCGATCAGATTGATATCCAAAACAACGTACTTGATCCCGACGAAGTGGCTATTTCACGGTATGGCACTGGAAAATACTCTCAAGCAACTAAAATAAATACAGAAATGCGCGAGGAAAGAGTTATTGAGCCGGTCGTTGAGGAGGAAGAGGTCGAAGAGGAAGATATCGAGAACACCGAGGAATAAATGGCCAAACGGAAAAAGAAAAAAGAGTCTCAAATAAACAAGAAGCAGCGAAAGACGAGCTTGAGGAGTTACCCTTTAATGCTCGAGCGCAGATATCAACGCGAGCTGTCGAAAATGATAAAAGAGCTTCATGCCATTTTAAAGGAGCATCTTTTTCCTCAATTGAAGATGATAGGCAATGCGGCCAAGAATGAAGACCCACGTTTCGACGATTCTGCCGACGACCTTTCTCGGGTACTTGGCGACATTAAAACTCGGTTTCAGGATAAATACCCGTCTCGTTATCTAGAATCTTTGGCCGAACGAAGAGGTCTTGAGGTGTCCGAACACAATCTAAGGCTGCTGCAGTCACAGGTTAAACAGGTAAAAGGGGTCGATTTGTTTATTGCTGAACGTGGAGTCCAAACAAAGGTTAAGCATTTCGTATCTCAAAACGTTAATCTGATCGAGACAATACATCAGAGTTACTTTAAAGATGTCCAAACCATCGTCTATAACGGCGTTGGGAAGGGTGAAAGTGTAAGTTCCATGGCGCAGAAAATAACAAAAAGGACAGGAGTCAGTCAAAACAGGGCGAAGTTAATAGCACGGGATCAAACATCAAAGCTCAACTCAGACATTGCAACGGCGCGACAAACAGAATTAGGCGTGAAGAAATTCGTATGGTCAACCGCTGGGGATGAAAGGGTTCGGGATAGCCACGCAGACCTTGACGGTCGAGTATTTACTTACTCTCAGGGCGCAGATGTTGACGGAGAATCGAACGTGTTACCAGGCCAACCGATTAACTGTCGGTGTGTTGCGTTGCCCGTTTTTGACGTTTGACCTTTTCTACAAGGCGAAATAAGGTTAAAATATTGCTATGAGACACAAAAGAATTGAAATTTTCGATTTTGCACAGTACAGAAACGCGGTTATCACCGACCAAGGTTTCATGAAGGTGCCAATACGCGCCACGAGGGTAGGCGTTTTCAAATATTATACTGCCGACGGATCCCTAACAAGAGAGCTCCGACTTCCTGAAGAAGTATTCAGCGAAGAATCAATGGCATCACTAGCCAGTGTACCGATAACAGATCAGCATCCAAAGGAAATGGTCAACGCCAAGAACGCCAAACGGCACACTATTGGCTTTACCGGAGAGAAGGTAGAGAAAGTTGATAACTTTTTCCTCGACGTAAATGGAATTATAACCCACGATGAGGTAATCAAACGGGCCATGGCGAAAGGCGCTCAAGAAGTCTCATGTGGTTACACGGCTGATATAGAGATGAGTTCGGGCGTATTCAACGGCGAAACTTATGATGCTATCCAAAGGAACATCAGGTACAATCATGTGGCTTTGGTTGATAAAGGTCGTGCTGGCCCCGACGTAAAGCTCCGACTTGATGAACACGACGCTGTACTTTACAATGAAAATATAAACCTTGATAAAAGTGAGGACAAAAGTATGAAAGTTAAAATCGGAGACAAAGAATATGAAATGAGTGATGAGGCCGGAAAAGCCGTCATGGATTTCATGAAGAAGAAAGACGAAGAAATGAAAAAGCTGAAAGGCGATAAAGAAGGGATGGAAAAAGAGAAAAAAGATGCCCTTGAAAAAGTCGAAACCACCACAAAGGAACTCGACAAAGCCCAGGCCAAAGCCGACAGCCTTGAAGCCGAAAATACCAGCCTAAAGGAAGAGGTCAAGAAATCCGAAGAGAAAATGGATAGCAAACAAATTCACGAACTAGTAAAAGAGCGAAAAGAACTTGAAAGCGCTGCGAAAAAAATTCTTGGCGACGAAGAGAAAATGGATGAGCTAGACAACATGGAAATCAAGAAAAAAGTTGTTGCTAAAGCCCTTCCAAACGTTAAAGTTGAAGAGAAGTCAGACGAGTATATCAATACGTCTTTCGAAACCCTTACAAACATTGAAGTAAAGGCCGACCATTTAGCCGAAATCTTCAACAAGAAAGAGGAAGAAAACGAAGACGAGAAAAAAGATTCTCTGACCCCTGAGCAAGAACTACAAATTAAGACTGAAGAATCTTACAAAAATAAAATTTAGGAGGCATCAATGCAAACGGTATTCAACGAAAGAAAAGAAATTGCATTTGAAGGTATGCTTGCCGATAGTTCCATGAGAACTGTTGTTTCAAAGTATGCCGAAGGCGCAGGGCTTGAGTTTGGTCTT